GACTTCATCATCAGATTCTCTCCGTGAATAAAAGCAACCGCGTGGAATATCCCGCGACTGTGGACCGGAGGACTAAATATCCCGGCCCTGTTTGTGGCACGTTACTATCGGTCACCCGATAGATCGTCGCAATGGTGCCATCTGCCAATCCGCCTTGACTTACATCCAGCCATCGCACTTTTCGCGGGTCATCTTCAACCAATCGTTGGTATCTGACCGTCACCGGTTGATTCGCCACTGCAAACACCACATCGACATACTCATACTCCCCAATGGGGACTTGCTTAGGTGAAATACCGCTCATGCAACATCCGTCCTGTCGTGACCAATCTCGACACCCACACACGTTCAGGCGTCAACTGCGTGAGGCTTAACTGGAGGACATGGCCAGTTTTCCATACCCCCAAGCGTTTCTTCACAAATGGTGTCGTCAATACCACCGGCACGTCCCATGTCGCATCAAGTGTCGCGGCGAGGCCCGCACCCGCTGATACTGATAGTGTCCCAGCAACTGTCACGTCATCTCGATCCAACTTCACTTCCACGCGCACCGGAGTCGAAAACGACTGTTGCATGTCCACAAACACTCGGTCGAATCGCTTTTTTCTAAACGCATCCCCCATGTCCAACCACCCTGTGGTTAGTTCGAACAATGGCGATCCGATATAAAACGTATACGTGCCATTCGAGGGAATTGTCACGGCACGGTCAAAATACACATCTGTGCCTGCCGCCACCGTGCTGATGAATCGACGAGCGATCAGTTTCCCAGTGCTGTCTACAATCGACACTGTTTGGCCTGCGTTCGATGCCCCATTCACATTATAGAGACCACTGCTGGCAAAAAACGTCAATGTGCCTGCGGAGGCAGACAACGTACCCGTCACCGTCCCCACACTTGGCCCATACCCATCCCACGCCACTGCGCTGTCGAAGTGAAACAACGACACGCGACGATCGGTGAGAAACAACCGTTGTTCGTTTGCAGAGTTCCATCCTGTGGCCAGTGCCCCGATCCACATCGGATCCCACTGACTTGCACACCACTTACCCACGCGATAGTTAAACGGCACCATCGTGGTGTTCTGCACATCGCCCACGTTCGGATACGCCCAGACAATCGTTTCGCTTTGTGGATCCCACCCGGAGATAATCTGATGCCCACCGCCTAACGGGGCCTCAATCCGCCCAAGTAGTTCCATGCCGATCTTCACAATCTGCCCGTTTTGATATACCACCGGGCCAAACTGCGGGCTCCACCACGCCACTCCACCATCAAACTTCACCATCGACCGCTTGCCCACACAGCCGACATTGAGATCAATCGGCTTCACCGTCCAATACTGCGGGTCTTGCCCAAAGATCCCATACGTGCCCGTCGTTGTGGTTACAAGGATTATTTCATCTTCCAGCGTCATCAGCCCGGTGATTTCCCCGCCGTCGGGTGTCGCGAAGACTTCACAATTTTGTGGGGGAAACGCATCAGGTGTGTCAATGCGGGACCAAAAAATCTTCCGCGTCGATGCCGCGATGAGCCGTCGATTTTGCACCGCAAGATACGATATTTCCGTGGTGAGTTGTGCATTTTCCCCGAGCAACGGCAGGGCGATGATGGCATCCGCGATTTCTTCGGCCGTGAGATCCACAAACACCGACGTTGAAGCGATAGGAATATTCCCATCCGTCGTAATCAACTCATCTGTGTTGTTGCGTGGGTCAGTGACCAAATACGCTTCGGCTTGCGTGCTTCGCCGTTGGAGATACACGCGCCATGTCGAGGACTTCACCGTCAATGCGGTGATATCGACACGTAGCACCACCGGGCCTTGATTGGGCACGAGATTGGTATCAATCGTGCCTGCAAGCGCCCAGTCAGACTCAGCCCCAGTCAACGGCTCATACGCCGTCACATAGACATCATATTCGTCCGCTGGCAAGCGCACTGTGGGGATGCTCGTGGATTGTTGGCTCACCTTACTCGCCACGCCTTGAGGAACGGCAAGGCCAAAGGGCACGTAGCTTTTCCCCAGCATCGACCGCTTTTGCGTCCCTGCGACAAGAAACAACCGGCCGTTCATCACAGCACTGTCGATGTTTGCGACGAACTGCGGGGGAATACATACACCCGTGTAGGGAAAGTCCGAGGGCGGCGTGAGTATCTCAGTGCTGGTATCGTCTTGTTTTTTATACGCCAATGCCCCAGAAGCGTCGATCATCGCGAGATACCGCGTATGCTGTAGTCCGTCCCCCTCGGGATAGTTATACGGAGCCATATACCGAATGTCTGTTAGATTCGTTGCGCTCACAAACCGCGTGCCTGAGCGCGTGCCGATGATCGTCTGGCCACCGGCTGTTTTCCAAAACTGCGTATTCTTCGCCTCCAACACCGCTTCGGCGCTGAGACGATCGCTGTCGAGGCTTTTGACCACCCCGTCAGCCCAGTTGGAAATTTCGTAGGTAAATTCCTCAGCCATCGTTATACTCGCTCGATCATTCGAATCCTACGCGCCCGTGCGCCAAGGCTTCGGGATTGTTGATAGTTCTGCTTGAGGCCCAGATGCAACTGTTGAGATTGGCGCTGCCAGCTTTCCATCTCTTCCGCCGTCGCCCGCGTGAATCCCGGCAACAGCAACAGCGCGTCATATTCCAACACATCCCGATAGGCATCAGGGACTTGTGGGAGTTGATAGTCATACACCAAATCAATCGGCTTGACATAATACTGATACTGCAACGTATGCGTGGTCGTAGGGGTTTGGACCAACTCCAACTGCTGATATTGCTTCACCCACTCATTCGCCGCCAACGTCAACAACGTCACACTGCCACTTGTGACCGTAATCGTCCTCGTCCACGTCGCCCCGGTTTTGATGATGTTCGAAATCGACTGAAAACTCGTCGTGGATGTCAAACTCGCCCACGTGGATCCACTGCTGAGTGTTTCCTCCACCCACTGGCCGGTCGAATCCAAGCCTTGGATCACCACACCATTCGCTGCGGCTTCATTCCCACCCGAGGGCGTCACCACTACAACACCCGCCACCGTCGGTTGCCGTTGGACACCATTGATCGCCACAATACGAAAACGCGACAACTGCCCTTCGCTCGACGTAAAACCATCTTCGGCTTCCAGCAGGGCCTTTGGCGGGATCTCTTCCAAATACGTTGGATCCTCCCCACTCTGCCGCACGAACAGCATGGAGAGAAAATTCTCCGGCAAGGCATACGACGTCCTGCCCACCGTCACGTTCAACGTCATCAACGGCGACAGCATGAAGTCCAACTGTTCGCTCGACAGCAAGCGCCGTTGGGACTTATCCAAGCTCTGCTTGACCAACGTCCGCATGAGCCCGGTGTCATTTTCATCCGCCATCCACTCCAAGACACTATCTTGGAGTTGCTTAAACGTCTTTGCCATCGTTTAACCTACGATCCTTTAGGCGTAGTAATCCACATGCAGCACACAGTCCGAACCGCCACTACGGATCGCTCGGAACTGCTTGACCTTTTGATACCCCGCCAGCGGCAAAGTCTCACCTGCCGACAACAGCTTGCCATTCGATCCACTCGGCGTCGAACCGTCGAGGGTGTAATAACACGCATTCGCCACCGCTTGCAATACTGCCGCTTGGGCCTTTGCCTTGTTATTCAACGCATTGGCGGTGTTATCAACCTTCGCTGTGGTCAACGGCAACGCCGTGGTGCTCACGGTCAACTGCTCCGACCCATACACATTCTTGCCCGCGAGAAACGCATAACTATCAGCCATTGGCTATCTTCTCCTTGTATTCCTCAAGAGTCATCGACCCTTTGTCCTTGTTACACGGCCCACACGCGGGGACCACATTGTGCTTTCGGTGTTCACCATCCCTAGAGAGTGGCGTCAAATGCTCCAGTTCTAACCACTCCCCTTCGGCTGGGGGCTCGCCACAATACGCGCATTTGTGATCGAACCGTTCGAGAATCTCTTTCCACTCCAACAGCGTCAACCGTGGCGGGCCATGCTTCACCCGGAGCATGTGGTTCTGGGTGGTCTTCTTCCACCATGTTTTCAACATGCCCCGATCGCGCAGACCCTTGCGCTTCTTCTTACTTCCCATCAAACAATCCAGATGTCGTCGCCCACGGTAAAAACTTATTCAACGATCGTTGGTGCAGCCATTGTAGCAACCATTTATTGACTGCATTTAATGCCCACACAATACTTCGACGTATGTGGCGCGTTGCCGCATACCTATGCATGTCTGGCAAATTTGTGAGATCCTTATACCACCAATGCCAGCAACACGACTGCAATTTTAGCAACCGCCGACTTAGGGCACTGAGCAACTTATCCATTGAACTCTTTCCCGGTGTAACCTACCGACGGGATGCCTGCGATCCGGTTGAAGTTTGCTTCAAACTCATCCAACGTCGGATCCAACACCATCCGCTCCTGTTGCCGCTGCAAGATCGCTCGGGACTTTCTCAAATCCTGCGCCTTGGTATCAATCTCCCGCTCCATGCGCTGGAGGTGTTCAATCAACGTCGTGTCCAGCGGCCAATGACATGCGGTCCAGTAGTGATTATACCCCTTCGCCTTACAATGCCGACAACTGACCATTTCCGTCCTGCGGGTCGGCGCGCTTAGTTCCAGCCCACACTGCGGGCACGCGAACTTCGATCCTTGCTTGACGCTCATGATCCACGCAAAGCCATCCTTTGCACGAATCTGATCGTCATTATACGGATCACGCTTGATCGGATCAACCGCTAGTCCACGCCGAACCTTTTGCTCCACATGCCACTCACCGAATTTGTCTGACCACCGCACGCGGATTTTGCCCCCGAACGTCCGGTCGAGGTCAGTTTGAAAACTCTCTGGAATCGTATAAATGCCCATTGACACTCACCTCCTTTAAGGTGGTATTATAGCACATTTTTGTCTGAAAGGCAACAAAAAAGGCCCCCATTGGGAGCCTTCTTTGCCTTCTATCCTGTCGCCTGCGGTCCTATGCCTCTTGCGAGAACGTGCCCATCAGGTCATACGCGAACCAACCGTCCTTACCATCACACTCGATAGTAAAGCCATTGCCCACGGCGTCTGTTGCGGTGACAAACAACAGATCCTTGTTGTCCGTGGGGGTTGCCCCCGGCACACGAATCTGGTCCACCGCGTTCGGGCTCACGCCATGACCCGTGCCGCTGGTCGCAGCGGTCTTGATCACAAACGTGTAAAACACCCCCTTGAGTTCCGGGGTGACTTTGGGGAGGTTGAAGTTAAACCCCACGGCCGAGTTCCACTCGCACAGCGAACCCGACTCACTCGCCTTCAACGAATACACCGCCGTGGCGGTAATACGATTCCCACGCCGACGGATGGGGAATTTGAGGGTCTTTGAAATATCTGCCATCTTGTTGAATCCTTTCTGTTATGGCTTTAATGAGAAGGAGCAGAAAGCTCCTTCTCATTTTCACCAGATTACTGCACAGTCAGACTAGGCCGCCCTAGGCCGCCCACACGTCGTTCAAGCCGAGGATCACGCCGTTCTGATTACGAACCTTGCAACCCAGTTCCTGATACACATACGCGGTCGCGCCGAACGCATCGACATCACCACCGGAGATACGATAGAACACACTGCCGTCCTTATCGATCCAGTCCAAGGGGGCCATCTGCATGATCGCCATCGAACTCGGGGTCAAGGCGAACAGCGCATTCCGGCGGCACTGCACGTCGGTCGCAATTGGACGACCGTTGTAGGCGATGGTTTCAAAGCCACCATCCAACTTCATCGTATTCGTAAACATGCGCTCATCGCGGCAAATCTTCAAATACGTGTCCGCCATCGAAGGATGGCAGTGCCACAGCTTAATCTCGCGCTCATCAATCGCGCTTTCCGCCACGATGCGGCTCAAGAGTTGCTGCATGAGATCGAAGGTCAAATCCTGACGCGAGGAGTCCGCACCCATGACCTTGGCCTTCCAGTCCGCGTAGGTCGCCACCGGCAAGCCGTGCAAACCGCCGCTCAGGGTCAACGGATTCGCATCCGACACGATCGCCTGCAAGCCCACCATCTCCGACCGAAGGGTATCCGCGTAGATCGCATAGTCACCATCCGCCGTGCCCGAGGGGTTCGTGCCGGTGTAAGTGAACGCGGTCGAGGTCGCGCTATCCGCACCACGAGTCAACACGAGATCGGTGCCCAACAGCGTGGTGTGGTCGGATGCGTCCACGACATCCACTGTCACCGCCGTCGCGCCGATGTAGCTGGAATTGACCGGATTGCCGAGGTTGTCGTCCAGATCCAACGGAGTGAGGTTGTCTGCCGTGGTCCAGTACGCCAACGCGCCAGTACCATCGCCATTCAACTGACGATTCAATTCCCGCTTGGTGTCGGTCATCGAACCCTTCATTTCGCTCTCGATCGCCCGAACAAACGAACCCCTGGTCGAACGGGTCGCAGCAATCGCCTTACCGCTCACGCGGATCCGCGAATACAACTGCTTGACCGGCACGATCGCACGGACATAACCCTGCGTGCCAGCGGTCGGCAACGTCGCATCTTCTGCACGAGCCTGCGCACTCGCCGTGTTACGGCCACGATGGATCGCGAACACGAAGTTCCCGCCTTCCACCGGCACAATTTCCTTCTCCAACATCTTCAACAACGGGGTGCTGTTGTTCAGCAACTCCTGCATCTGGGGAAGATAGACTTCCTTCAGAATGGGTGTTGCTGCGGTTCCATAATCAAAACCTGGCATATGTTCTTACTCCTTTGAATCGTAAAACGCTTTTGGCGTTTTACATCGTTTCCATGATTGCTTCCGCACGAGCCCGCAGCGCATTCCAATCAATCGTGCCGTCTTTCTTCAACGCGATCTTTGGCGGTGCCGTTTGTGCTGGCGGAGCGTGTCCGACGAGTGGGGCTTCCATCACTGTCTTGGCCTGTGCCACGGCCGCTGCGGTTGATTGCTGTGCCAAGCGCCCCTGCACTGTGCCAGCCCATTCCTTGGCGAACTGATGGAGGAATTCAATCGCCTGATCGGTGGTACTCGCACCCATCTCCAGCGGTCGAAAACGCAAAATCTGTTCAGCTTTCGGAGTGATCTCCGCAAGCAGTTTCCCTTCAGGACTGTTCAGGACTTTTTGAACTTCCTGCGTGAAACGCTTTTGATCCTGTGCAATTTCAAACTCTTCTCGCGCTTCCCAACGCTCTCGTTCCAACGCTTGTTGGACACCAGCTTGATCCTGCTGTCTCACTTGTTGAAACTGTTGCGCAAGTGCGATCATCGCTTGTTGCACTTCACCGATGGTGGCAATCTCTTGTGGATTGATCTTTGGACTCTCAGGTTGCGGTTGGTTGCCCCTCTGAAGCATTTCTTGATACAACCCTTGCACGGCTTGCGCCTGCTGAGTTAAATACGCTTCCTTCTGGGCGTAGTACTGTTCCAACTCACGCTGTTGCTTGGCCACGGCTTGCTGACGTTGTGTGAACACATCAGTCCGTTGCAACATTTCCTGATACTCACTCGCCTTGACAATTTTTTCCTCACCATTGACCTTGATCTTGATGGGAGTCTCCGGCGACACGTCCAATGGAGCCGGAGGAGTTGTCGGTCGTGCTTCGGCTGGTTGTGCGACTGGTGCGGGAGTCTCGACTGCTACCGGCTCGGCCTTTGGGGCCTCCGGATAAAAGCCTTGTTGTTCCAACATCGCTTCAGCTTGGCTGGCGGTGTCCTTAAACACATCGTTTGAATCTGACATTCTGGTTACCTCATAGAGTCCACATCGGGTTGCTCTGGAAACGCACTGCTGGTAAGACTTGGTGCGTGTGGTTGTTTGTTAGTGCTGTCTATACGGGGGGTGGACCGCTTGGTCCTTGTCCCCCATCGGGTGGTGGGCCTTGCGGCCCCTCTTCAGGTGGTGGAGGCCCATTGGGGCCTCCGGGTGGCCCGCCTTGTGGGCCTCCCATGCCGGGTGGTGGTTGCTGAAGCATCTGCATCTGGCTCAGGTTCTCGCCTAGACCAAATTCCTGTGCCATCATTAACGCATCCATGGGGTTGATATAGTTCAAGTGCACAATGGCGTGCCAGACGTTCTGTTGCCACTGTTGTGGTGTCCACTGCGATGTTTGTGGGGACTTGAACAAATCCGTGTGCAATTCCCAGTGCAACATGTGGTCTTCCCACGGTTGGGGCTTCTGGACCATCTCGGCCCGTTCCATCATGATGTTTTCCAACTGCGCCTGTTCACTATCCCGTTGCTGTTGGTCGGTGTCGAAGTCCGAAAAGCCTGTCCGGAGGATCTCATTCACCCGCTTCAAGACCTTTGGGTCTTGGGGATTGCCAAACATGCCATCGCCAAACATCTGCCGGAACATGTCCATCCGGGCCGTTTTCATCATCGGCTGGAGTTGCTCTGGCTCGATGATCACATCGGCTTGTTCATCGATGGATTGCTGGCTGAATTCGAAAACTTCCGGGATGTTGTTCTTGCCGCTGATCGACACCAACCGTGGGATGTCATAATGTGTTTTCATCAAGTGACGAATCTTGATATATGCTTCTCTCAACGCATACGCATTGCGTTGGATGGTCGGTCCGTGGACTTGATCCGCTGCTTCTTGCAACAGGTTCGTCTGGAACCCGCTGTTAGAACCACCCGCGCCACCAATCGACGACGGATAGATCATGCTCACATCATCCATGTCCTTCTTCAGCGTCATCAACATCTGCCAGCCGTCGTTCAAGACACTGGCCGGTTGAAGGAAGTGCGGATTAGGAATATTCGGCAACGCCGTGTAGGTGATCTTTTCTCCCGCTTCGTTATCATAGGCGTCCGGGGCTAGATTGCTCTGCGCTGGGACCATGAACTTCGGGAACATCTGAAGGATCAAATGCTCATCAATTTGGGAGTGAATGCGGTTGTAACGACTCTGGAGTCCAATCAGTCGTTCAACGAACGCATCGGGATAGAACTGTCCCGGCGCGGCATCGTCGGAGAATTCCACAAACGGATAGGGGTTTTCGGTCAAGAACCGAAAATCGCCCGGCAACGTAGGTTCATTTCGCAGGAGCTTTCGTCCCGCACACACCACATACCGCCCAGCAGGATATTTCGCACAGGGAGCGGTAAACGTCTCAATCCTCAGCACATGACTCGGGTCTTCTTCCTGCTCGTCCATGGCCCGTGAGCTTGAGGCTTGATACCGACTACCAAGATCCGCAATCTGGCGCTGGTAGAAAAACACGTCCTGATCAATCATCTCGGCTTTGATCTGGCCCTTGATGTTGGGATATTTTTCCTCCAGATCCGCCACCTTGACCAGCTTCGCCCGCATGATCTCAGGCTGTTCGCCTAGGGTCTCTAGCCCCGGATCCGTGACCAACAGTTCAAACGCGCTCACGAAATCCACACTCACATCACCTAAGATCGGCTGCGTCTGCCCATCCAACTGGGTCTGGCTCATCGCTTGGGGATCAAATCGAATTGCCCAGAACGCCTTGCCGGTAATCGGCACCCACTGCATGGTCCGCATCCACTTCTGGGGCAGATCCGCTTTGCGGGTGATATACTCCAACGCTTTCTGACTGGCCCGGGCGTTGGAAATATCCTCCCGATCGGTCGTCGCAGGCACAACTTGTGGTCCCGGCGGAATCCGCGTGAACTTCGCCGTCCGAGCGGTGTACTTTGACTTGATCAGATTAATCCTGTGCCGCTGACGGTGCTTGGGCTCACGCTTGGTCTCCAAGCGATTCATCTCAGCATTCCACCGGACATCCGGGAAACCCCTCAGGGCACTCGCGTTCAGAAACCACTGGATTTCCATTGGCCGACGCAGGCTCCGGCGCTTTTCATACTTGGAATAAATCTCATTGACCAACGCCGGGTCGTCAAGCGGATCGATCATCGCTTCCGTCGTGAACTCAGGCACAACTCCGCCCAAGGCAGCAGTCGGGTCGGTCATCTGGGGTTCAAACATTACTCATCCACTCCTAGGAACTTAAACGGATCCTCAGCCAGCGGTTCCCAATCAGTATCTTGTTCTTGATTAAACAGGCGTTGGTCCAAATTCGACGTGCTGTTGGGGTCACTGACCACATACTGCCCCAACAGTTGCTTGGTGATGTGATTCTGTTCAGATTGGACTTGAAACAGCGATTGCACCAGTTGATTCATTTGCCGTTGCTGTTCGGCTTGTTGATCCATCATCTTCGTGACGATTGTCAACAACACTGATGGTTCTTCTGCCTTCGAACCTACTGCCTTCGAACCTACTGCCTTCGAACCTACCAACCATCCCATCGTAGCTCCTCCGTTTTCTTCTTGTTCTGGGCGACGAGTTGCTGAAACAATGACGGTTCAGCTTTTTTTACACTCACCGTTGGATAGTTCATCAAACTTACGTGTGCTAACATGGCACAGACTGTCGCGATATCGTCCTTGCGACCCGGTGGGGCTGCGATTTGAACTTGGCCCAGTGCGGTGCGCTTTTTGTTCAACTGACTCAACTGCTGTCTGATTTCCGGCACATCTAACAACTTGATCCTTCGCGTCTGAAGCAACTTGTTCAAGCTGTCATAAATCGCCGCTTTGGACTTCGAACTAAACGTGTGTTGGACGATCGAAAACCCCATCTGCATGGCCATCGATTGCAAACTGTCCATGTGATGCTGGTCGCTGTAGACGATGTTCAATCCCCATTCTTTGAGGAACTGCCCGACTTGCACCAAGATCACATCAGGTTTAAGCTGTATACCAGCCTTTTTGTCCGGTGACCAGACTTGCAGAAAGTCCTGAATCACAAATCCCTTCTCGTCCATGTGGCCGATGGAGAAGGCAAAATCATCATTCCTGAACGCCGGGTCCATCACCGCAACGTAGTTTGGCCGCAAGCCACTCCGCTCGACCTCGTGACGTCTACGGACTTTGATGTTTTTATCCGTGCAGCTATCGACCAACGCGCCGGGGATGAAATTACTCTGGCTGCTGACGAATTTCGCGAGAGACTCTCGGACGAAGATTTCAGGATCCCGCGCATAAATACGCTCAAGGGCCTTGCGGCTGATCTTGGGGTTCTCCATGCTCGCGGTAGACGCTGATAGCACCAAACAGTCCTTGTATTGTCCCCGATCCTCAGGCAACAGAAACTGCCCATCCGTGCCCGCTCGGCAGTGTTCCCAGAGGAGTCCCTCCTCTGTGTATGGGGTCGAGATCATCAAAATCTTGCCATGGGGGAACTGCGCTTGAGCATTCGCGAAGGAGTTCAGGACTTCGTAATCTGGGTTGGCGTTATCAGCGGTTTTGTACCAAAACGCCACCTCGTCCATGACAAGAATCGGGACCGAAATACCACGACCGCTTTTGATCGTCGGAGGACTCGGTTCGACGGTAATACCGTTCCGGAATGTAATACTGTCACGGGTATCGGTGATGATTTCCTTCGCCAGCCGGGGGTTTTTCTGAGCGAGAATACTCACATACCGCATGTTATTCTTCGCTGTGGCCAGATCCTGTGCGACATACGGCACGATCACTGGCATTCCGGGCATGGCATGCGCGAGGTGGCCACCGAACAGGATTTCATACAACAGGATAAAGCTGGAGATCAT